TAGGAAAAAGTGTAGAAGAAGGGATTGTTTCTAATCTTGCTGACGCTGTAGAAGGTACAAAGACTTTAGCTGAAGCTGCTGTGAGTGTTCTTAATGATTTAAAACGTAAGTTGATAGAGGTTGCTATACAACAAGCCGTATCTGGTATAGGAGGGAGCATAGGTAAATTTCTCAGTAAGGCTTTTAAAGTTGATGGTGAAGCTGCTAACGGTGCAAGGATTGGTGGTGGTCAGAGTTTTCTTGTTGGAGAAAAAGGGCCTGAAATTTTTACCCCAAGAAGTGCTGGTGTCATTACACCAAACGATAAAATAGGTTTTGGTGGTGGAGGTGGCACAACAAATGTAGTTACTGTTAATGTAGATGCCTCTGGCTCATCTGTTTCTGGTAACACTGCTAATGCAAACCAACTTGGACAGGTTATTGGGGCTGCTGTACAGGCTCAACTAATCAAAGAAAAACGCGCTGGGGGTTTATTAACTAGATAAATGGCAACTTTTCCAAATATCTCACCGACCTACGGAATGAGAAAAACAAGCTCACCAAGAATTAGAACAACATCTTTTGGTGATGGATATGAGTTTAGAGCTTTGTTTGGCTTGCCTTTGACTCAAGACCCTAAAGTATATGATTTAACTTTCAATGTGTCAGAAACGGAAGCTGATGTCATAGAAGCATTTTTAAGAAGTCGTGTTTTCGATCAAGAAAGCTTTGATTTTACCCCACCAGCAGAAGGTAGTTCTCAAACAGGAACTTATTCACAGTCAAGCAGTGCAACAGTGACTATAACAATTACAAATCATGGTCTTGCTATTGGTGATGTTGTAACTATTGACTATACCTCTGGTTCTGCTACTGACGGAGATTTTGTTATTGTTACAACTCCCACAGTAGACACCTTTACTGTTACAGCAGCCTCATCTGGTACAAATAGCGGGAATGTGTCTGTGACATTATCAGGTGCTGGTAAATATGTTTGTCAATCTTGGACAAAATCAATCCCATATAACAACAGAGCAACTTTAAATTGTACTTTCAGAGAAGTGTTTGAACCCTAATGGCAATACCCACATCAGAACTTCAATCACTATCAAATAAATCAATTATTGAGCTTTATTCGATAACTTTAGTTTCTGCTTTGCATGGATCAAGTGATGTAACTAGGTTTCATTCTGGTGTTGGTATGAACAGTAATGCAAATATAATCTGGCAAGGCAATACATATACAAAATTTCCTGTGATAGCAGAGGGTTTTGAGTATGTGGGGCGTGGAACTTTACCAAGACCAACTCTTACAGTTTCAAACGTTTTGGGAACTATTACAGCATTGATGGCAACAGCAAATGCTACAACACCTTTTAATGATTTACAGGGTGCAAAATTAATCAGACATAGGACAATGGCACAGTTTTTGGATGCTGCAAATTTTCCATCAAATCAGAATCCTTTTGGTACTCCATCAAGCACTACAGAACTTCCCCAAGAAATTTATTTTATTGATAAAAAAATTGTAGAAAATAGAGATGTTGTACAGTTTGAGTGTGTTTCTGCATTGGATTTAGAAAATATTCGTGCGCCAAAAAGACAAGTAACTAGAAAAGATTTTCCATCCGTTGGTACGTTTACATGAGTTGGAAAGATAAAGCTGTTGAATATGCTGTTGAGTGCCTTCCAAAAGAAGCTTGTGGTTTATTGGCCATAATAAAAGGCAA